CGTAGTATGCTGCGCCTCGGATTCGTTCTTTTTTAGGGGCGCAGTTTTTACGCCCCTGAAATCCTCCATGGTGAGGTTCCATACGATCGGGCGGTGGCGTCCGTAGTGTTCGGTGAGTCTCTGGTCGCCTTTGACAATCAGTCCGGATGCCTCCAGGTCGTGGAGTCCGTGCTGGATAGTGCGGCGGCTGTACCCAGTGAGCGCGCATAGGCGTTTCTGGGATGGGAACGCGCCGTTTCCTTCGGTGTCGGCATGGTCGGCGAGCGCGAGGAGGATGCGGAGAAGCGATCCTTTGGTCATTTCGGCGGGCACGTCGTACATGGCCCACTCCAATGCCTTCATACTCATGATTCCTGCTCCTTTTCGACCATCGCGCCCTTGAGTGCCTCGCGTTCCTCCGCACTGGGCTGGTATCCGAGGTGTTCCAATGCGCCGTACCAGACGCACATCTCATCAACGCCGCGCATGGTGCGCCACGCACGCCAATCGGCGTTGTCCTCCTGGCGTGCGGCCAGCACGTCGAGGATCCGCAGCGGCCTGTCCCTCAACACCATGCGGATCTGGTCGAGGTTCTCCTTGCATTCCAACGACCAGTGGTCGCCGTCATGCTCAGTGATCGGCAGATTCCATCCAAAACCGATGAGCGCCTCCACGACACCCTCGCCATGGATTGGCTGGCCCACGAACATCGAATGCCAGCCGACCGTCTCAGCGAGCGCGAGTTCGCAGATTCCCACCACTGTCTGTTCGCGGGTGAGCGTGTGGAGGTTGGTTTTCAGCCATGCGAAACGCGTGTCCCTCGCAATCGCCTCGAAGTCCCTAGCCTTGCGGTCGAATTCCTTCCCCCGTGCCATGATGGCCTGACGTTCGGCTTTCGCGCTCTCAGCCCATTCGAGCTGGTCGAGTGGAATCGGCTCGTACAGGCAGTAGTCGCCGTGGTTCTTGAAGACGCAGAATTCCGGCCACCCATCCTCGCCCGTGAACTGCTTCCAGAACGGATCCCGAGTGGAGGAAATGATGTTATGCCGCCTGTAGCCGCGCGGTTCGAACGTCCAATAGTTCTTCCCGTCGGGGAAGGATTCGACCCTGACGCCGGCCTTGGCGAGCGCCTTGTCGGCCTCACCGCACCATTTCGTCTTGTCGCGTTCGCTGACGAGCCTTCGGTATGTCCATTCGAAGTCGGTGGACCGTGCGAGCTCGCGTTGCATGTCGGGGTCGGATTCGAATTCGGCGAGCTTGTCCAACTGGTCGAGCGACAGTTGGCTGAAATCGGCGGACATGTCGCGCGTCTCCTGCGGGATTCTGGCTATCTTCAACCGTCTGCGAACGAACCGGTCGCTGCGTCCCGTCTTCTCGGCCATCTCCTTGACCCGCACGCCCAGGTCGAGAAGCCCTTGGTAGCCGTCGGCCTCCTCCACGGGAGTCAGGTCGGAGCGTTGCGTGTTCTCCACGAGCATGATCTCGCGTTCGCGGCGCGCGTCCATCTCCTCGACGATCGCGGGCACGGTCGAGAGTCCCGCCTGTCTGGCCGCGGCGAGCCTGCGGTGGCCGATCACGACACGGTACTGCTTGTGTCCGTCGATGTCCGTCTCGCCGTTCGGCGTGACCAGCAAAGGCTGTTTGATGCCCTGGCTTCGGATGCTCGACGCCAGTTCTTCCACGTCGCCGATCTGCTTGCGTGGATTATGCGGGTTGGCATGCAGGTCGTCCACCTGCAGATTCTCTATGGTGATGCCCATGATCCATTCCTTTCATCAGAATTCCGGTTCGGATTCCGGCTTGCCGAAATCACCGAACGATGACGACGAACCCGAAGCCGAACCCCACGGGTCGGACGGCGGCAACGAAGCACCGGCAGCGGTGGCTCCGCCCGTATAGCCCGCCGGAGCGGAGGACGGATTGCCATACGCTCCAGCCGTGCCACGCTGCGCCTTGGTGACCTCGGCGGTCGCATATCTCAAGGAAGGCCCGATCTCGTCCACCTGCAATTCCATGGAAGTTCGGCGCTGATGCTGCTCGTCCTCCCATGAATGCTGCGTCAGCCTGCCCTGGGCGATCACACGCATGCCCTTTGCCAGGCTTTGCGCGCAATGTTCGGCCATGTCGCGCCACGCGGAGCAGCGCATGAACAAAGCCTGACCGTCTTCGAACTGGTTCGTGTTACGGTTCCAGGTGCGCGGGGTTGAGGCAATCGTGAAGCTGACAACGGCTGCGCCGCTGCCAGTGGTACGAATCTCCGGATCCGCGGTCAGATTGCCCACCACCGCGATGATCGTCTCGCCAGCCATCAGAACCTACCTTTCACGGCGAGAGTCTTGATGATGCGGATGGTCTCGCCACCATCCCTGGTCTTCACCATGTGCGACAACTGAGCCTTCGCGCCCTGATGGAAACTGTCGCCAGGCATCACCTCCAACACGGGAGACGCCACCTCGGACACGAACCGGCCCACCAGTTCGGTGAAGCGCACGCCCAACGATTCGAGGATCACCAGCTCCTTCCACGCCTCGCTCTCCATCGCCCGACGGCACGCGTCGGCCACCGCCCTGTCGCCACGCGTCATCCCCTTCGTGCCGACGTCCTTGACCGGAGCGTTCGGACTGAAATGCCAATGCGGCAGAATCTCCTTCATCGGTTCCTCCCTTGACCTTGATTGATATGAGATTGATTGATATGAGCCGGACCGCTGGGCGCCATGACAGCAAAGAAGCACGCCCATCGTTCCCACACCCCTCAAGAAAGCTGAACGAAGCGGGGATGCGGGCGGCGTTGACGGTCCGGCCAAGCGCCGGCGGCGGGATTCGAACCCGCAGCGAACGGCGTGACGGCGGAAGACGTGAGAGCGCATGCGTGAAATGCAATGTGAGATGAAGGGACCCACGCCTCCGCCATCCGTCCGCGTCCTTGTACGCCGGCGGATACGGTCAGACGCCATCCACGTCATCGCGTGGAGCGAACCTGACCGTCAGCCACAGGGCCGTGGCCAGATACACGCCCTCCACCACAAGCGCGCCCGTCAGGCCGCCGCCATGCCAGGTGAGCATGAGCGTCACGCTCACGACCAGGCCGACGACGGCCAACGCGAACTTCAAACGCCTGAGCGTGTAGTTCGGCCTTCCCTTTTCGGACCTGTCCTCGATGCGATAATCGTTGTCGGTCATCTTGCGCCTCCGATTTTTTGAATGAATTTCCTTGCCTGGTCTTTCCCGATGCTCGCCAGCTCCTGGCTTCCGTCGACGTCGAGCTCCATGAGGCTGGCGCCCTTGCCCGTGACGCGAATCGCATAGCCGGTCAAGCCGAACATGATCACCGTGTCCTTCGGCGGTTCGGGTGGCATCAGCAGCGTTTCCGCGTCGATTCTCCTGAGTGCCATCACAGCTCCTCGTTGATCGTGTCGATGACGAGATCCACTATTCCGGTGACGTCAAGGTCGACGTAGCCGACGATGTGGCCGAGCTGCCTCATGGCCTCCGCATCCCCGTTGAATTGGTGGACTATTTCGCCCTGGGTCTCGAACTCGTCGAACACTGCCTGCACGCAGGCCTTGCGAATCGTTTTCATGCCGACTCCTTTCCCTCGTATTCACATGTGCTCTGGTAGAGGTGTTCCTTGAAGTAGGCGATCATCGGCTCCTTCGGATACATGACGGTCCGTCCGACCTTCACGAACTTCGGACCGATTCCCGCACCACGCCAGTACGCCAAGGTGCCCTCCTTGATGCCGCAACGGTCCGCGATGTCCTTCGTCGTGTTCATCGGTTTCAGGACCTCAGCGAGCGCAGCGAACGTCGTATCGTCTTCCATCACGCGCCTCCTTTGCGTGTGTAATGCCGGGCGGCGTTAGGAGAACCGCCCGGCCCCCTCCTAAAATCGGTGTCATCCCGCATTTCCGACGTGCGGGCCGAACAGTTAGGAGAAGAATCAATGGATGGATCCGTATTGGCCGCATGGGCCGGTGCCGCGGCCTCGCTGTTTGGCGCCGGATTGACCGTTTGGTGGCCATGGCATAACAGGCCGCAGGCGGACTGGACCCTGCTGGAACACTCGACGAATCCTGAATTACCGATTTCCTCAACGGTGCCCGGATTTTCTGACTGGTTGGAGTCTCGAGACGAGGCCGAGCCGGATTCCGTCTGCTCCGTGTACAATTCCGGTGACGGCGACGCGTACGACGTCTCAATCGAGGGGATTGGATGCAAGGCGTATTTCCTGCTCCTGAGACCCATCGGCGACAACACCGAGTTCATGACTCCGAGCAGCATCGCGCAATTCAAAGCGGCCGACCGCGCGTATATCATCATGCACGCCGATGAGAAAGCCGATGTCATAGCGATACGCCTCCATTGGACGAAGCAGCCGACGCATTTGATGCGCCGCGCGTTCCGTTCCTATTCGATTCATGGGTCGCTCCCGGAACAGCCGCGTCATCCGATACCGGAAACGAGACGGCATTTGCCAACTCTGACGAGATACCGGTTCGAACATTCGAGACTGGGATTATGGTTATTTGCACATCCCCGACTGCATCCGCTTTCCCGGACTCTTGACATTCCCCCAACGACAGGATCCAACCGATCGGATCAAGATCGACGAGGATCCGAAGCAAAGCCAGGGAAAGACTGAACAAGCCAGCAGTAAGCGATATGCATGCCGGCAGCCATGTCTCACTCATCACGCACCCGCTTCCAACGACGGCTGGAGGCAGTACCGGCGGATGAAGTACGTCTGGCCCTTGCCTGTGACCTTCGGCGTGCGGCTGACGGTAGTATGCCCGTCCGCGTGGGTGACGGTAGTCTCCTTGATGCGGAACAGGCCGAGGTCCATCGCACGCTGTGTCGGCACGTTGCGGTTCGAACCGGACTTGCCGAGATACCCGTCAGCCTGAAGAAGACGGAACAGTCTGTTCTGGCCGATGTCCATCCCGTTCTGCCGGAGCATCTTCGCGAGCTCGCCGACCAGGCACGTGCCGTCGGACGCGGCCACGGCGTCCGCGAACCGGGCCTTCGGCTCCAGTTCCACGATGCGCGTCTGCTGGGCGGCGATCTTCCGCTTCTGCTCCTCCATGGTGCGCTGGCCGATCATCACGGCCTTCGCGAGGATGGTCATGTCATCATCCGCGTCTGTGGTGGGGATGTAGCCGCCGGTCCTGCGGATCTGGGGCAACACCTCATGCGTCATCCAACGTTGGAACTCCTTCGCCTCCGGCTTCCGAGACTTCATCACAAGACGGTAAAGACCAGGCTCGGAGATGATGAGCGGAGCTTTACCGCCATTCTGAGCAATGTGGATACTATCCACATTGGTGATTTCATCAGACTCAAGAATCTTGTGTAAGTCCCTTGTATCTGTCCCGAGGATGTCGCATACGTCCTTGGCGACGAACCAGGGCTCCCCCGCCTTATCGGTCAGGGTACGCAATGGGGCGCCCTTGAAATCGAACTTCTGGATTTCATTGTTCATTGGATTCTCCCTAGAATCGAGTTTGTGAGTAGTTTTCTTGAGGATCCGGCAGGCTGGGCTTCGACCATCATTGCCGGGGCGTCTTTGGCGTGGAACGTTCTGCAGCAGTTTCAAATCCACTCCATTCGCCGTAGGGACGATTTGTCCCAAACCGATCTGGAGCCTTTTCTTGATTCCACGTCGAACAGCATCGTGTATTTCCGGCTTGTTGGACCTCTGACGATGTATGACGTCCGAATCCCACCTCAGGCAACGTTCGGAACAAGCCCCTATACGCCGCTGTTGGCCAAGCGGTTAAGGCCGAATCAGATCTGCCATACCGGTTTCACCGGCGAGAATGCGGTGCTGCTGCTTCCCGATGATTTCGAGATTGAGTGGCGGTCGTCCCGCATGTCGCGCAGTCATAAGATTCGTGTATCTCTGACCGAGATAAAGAAGGAGGCGTGGAACCGCAGCTCGAAGAGTGTTCGGCAGATTCGCGAGAGGGCTTCGAGGCCGTAACCAACGGTTCTGCATCAGTCGCGTTCTCGTGGCGATGAGTCAACGAATCGAATATGCCACGCAAGGTCGCACACAAACCGGAATGACGCTTCCTGCGGGCGAGATGCCATCCCGCATCAACGCCAGCGAGATAAAACCACGCATCACCGAAGCTGCATGGGCCGTAACTTGATTCGTCGGTGACCACATCGAAATAGTCGCCCTGCTTCACGTCGTCAATCCAGTATTCGGATGGAAGCACATCAAGGCATGGCCCTCCGTCCGCTTCGATGGCGCGGCATTTCCAGATGAGACGCTTGAAATCGCCAGCGTTCCCCGGCTCTTTCGGAAGGCTCTTGTTCATCCCCGTGCAACCATTGCCGAAGTCGACCCGTTCAAGCGGTTCACCTGGAATCCACTCGCGGACATCGGATCTCTTCATCTTCCTCATTTCGGATTCTCCTTAGAATCGTTTTCATTGGTGGTCACGCATTCCCATGACGCGATTCCTGTTGCGCCGTTAGCCGTTTCCATGTGAGAACACCTTCCTTTCGATTCATGCGTCGGCGAGTGCCGGTTGCTTTTCCGACGTATTTCGTTTGAGGGCCTTCCTACCGAGTGGGAGAATGAGCAGACCCACGCAAAGAAGGGAGGTGAGAATATGAGCAATGGATCCGATTTCGCGAAGGCGAGCGCCGTGTTTGGGAAGGCCGCCGAAACGTCCGATCCCGACGAGAGGATGAGAACCCTGTGCCAAGGGCTTTCCCTCCTCGCCAAGGGATTCGATTCGATGGATGCTTCCATGGCATCCGCCGCCTACTGTCTCGACGTGCTCTCGGATAAGTTCTGAACGGAGTTCCTGCATCTCCGTGCTTAGTCGGTCCGCGGCCTGATTGATGTGCTCGAGAATCGAGCCCATGACTTCGGTCGTCATGTCGCGGGCCGACAACTGCCGTCTGACCTCGATGCCGATGCCTCGCAGGTCAAGGCTGGACAGGTGGCTCCTCCTGTCGTCGCCCACTGTTCCGATAACCGTTCGAGCTGGTTCCTCGCGGACGGCTTTCCTTATCGCGCCCAGCATCGCCGGGTGCAGGCGTTCGAACTCCTCAACGGAAATCGGGTTCGTGGATTCATCCGGTGTCTCGGCCGGAATGTTGATGCTCATTTCGGATTCTCCTTTCGATTCATACGTCGGCGAGCGCGGCTCACGGCTTGATCTGTTTGATGCCGTCGATTGGTTGCAGGAGCTTGATCATGAGCTGGTAGAGGCTCATGCCGAGCATCGTCGCCGTCTTTTCGAGTTGCTCGGTATCGAATGCTCCTTTGCCTCGCAGTCGTTCGCTGACGGTTTTCTCGCTCATGCCGAGTTCCTTGGCGAGCGCGGCCTGTGTCTTGCGGTGCCGTGCGAGCTCGCCGCTGAGATTCCTTGCGATGGTTTCCGTCTCACTCATCTGTCTTGCCGCTCCTTTCTTTGTTCATTGCCTTGCGGTAATTCTTACCGTACTTAATTGAGTAAGTTTATTGTTACTCAATTGAGTATTCTTTACAAATCCTTCTCAATTGGGTACCATGTTGGGCATGGGAAGCATTGCCAGAAATGAAGTCACCGAAGACAGCAAGAGAATCATCGACATATGTCGAGATCTCGTTAAACGAAGCGGAATAACAAATGCCGAGTTCTACAAAAAGAGCGGTATGAGAAACAACTACTGGCACGTAAGGCTCCGATATGAAGCGCCGCTCACAACGTCCGACGTGGAGCACATCGCCTTCACATTCGGGCTCACCAGCCTCGACATCTACACCCGCGCCCTGGGCAGCGATGCCGCCCGCGCCTACGAGGCCTGCGAGCGCGAATCCCGGATCACCGATGATCTCATCGGCCGTATCGCCGCGCACCCAGAAGACTATGACGTGGCCGCAAACACGGATCCGAACGCACGCCTCGAAGCCGAGACGCCTGACGATTGATGGATTGAAAGGAACACGAATGACTGAATACAACCTGTATTGTGACGAGAGCTGCCATCTGGAACATGACGACAGCGATGTCATGGTCCTTGGAGCCCTCATCATCCCCAAGGATAAAAAGCAGGAGATCACGGAAAACATCCTCCAGATCAAGGCACGTTACGGCGTCAAGGCACGTACGGAAGTGAAGTGGACGAAGGCCAGCATGCCGAAAATCGACCTTTACAAGGACCTGCTGAACTGCTTCTTCCTGGATGACGACATGAGGTTCCGCGTTCTGGTGGCCAAGAAGACGCGCCTGAACCATGAGGCATGGTCACAGTCGCACAACGACTGGTATTACAAGATGTATTTCACCATGCTGAACAGGCTGTTCGACTCCACGAACACCTACAACGTGTACGTGGACATCAAGGACACGCATTCCGCGCAACGTACCGAGAAACTTGAGGAAGTGCTGGCGAACAGCCATTACGACTTCAACCACGAGTGCATCAAGAAAGTGCAGCCGATCCGTTCGGACGAAGTGCAGATGATGCAGATCACCGATGTGATCAACGGGGCCGTCTGCAGGGCGAACCGGACGACCATCCCCCAACCATCGGGCGCGAAAGCTGAAATCATCGACTACATACGCATGAAATCAAAGCTCCGTCTCACCCAGTCAACAACCCTGGGCACGCGAAAGTTCAACATCTTCGTCTGGGAAGGACGGAACGCATGACACCGCATTGGACACCGGAGCTCGTAACCAAATCCCCGATAGAAGACTTTGCCGTATATGAGGATAGGATTTATGCAATCTTCAGACATGACTTCATAGATTCACATCCATCATTCGACGGCCTCAGAGTTTCCGTACGCCGCCAGAAAGAGGAGACCGACGGAAAATGGGCTGGGTTTTTCCACATCACCAGCGTCGAAGACTACACAACCGGCGAGAGGAATGTCGATCTGCGTAGATGTGAGCGGATCAGGTTTCCACGGAAGACGATTGACAACGCAAAGGATTGTCCGCAATGCCATTATGAGGTATGTGATGCGCCATTAATCTGGAGGAAGCATAAGCATGGCCGCGATAGGTTATATATCCTCATTGAATCAGAACGGTATCTAGTCGTGCTGGAACCACATAAGGACAGAGGCTACTGCATGTTGGTCACCGCCTACTACGTCGACCATGATCATAGCTTCAACAAACTTCTGAAAGAATATGATCAGTCAAGTTTGAACGGGAATTGCGTTCAATAAAAAGCAAGGGCCGCCGCAGCGACCCTGGAGACTCCTTCTACAACTCGGTAGATGAGCTGATTCAAGCATCACATACGACACTCCAACTGTCAAGCAGAACTTGACAAACAGCAAAAAAGTACTTCTCGAAAAACAATACTTTCGGAAGAGAGGAATGTGGATAACAAGACCATCGCGGAGCTTCACCGGAACGCGGAATCCATGGGTCTGTCAGTCATGTCACGCGACCTTCCCCGTGACATATGCGGCCTATACGACGATCGACACAAACTCATTCTGCTGGCCGACTGGCTCAACCAGCGCCAGCGCCGTTGCACGCTGTGCCATGAGCTCATCCACGCGAAACACCACGATCCAGGCTGTGGTAGCCAATACGGGTTGAAGTGCGAGCGCCGGTGTCGCAGGGAGACCGCGCTGGCGTTGATCAGTCCCGTGGACTATGGCATGGTGGAGCAGATATACGAAGGCAATACGTGGATGATGGCCGTGGAATTGGGCGTCACCATCCAAGTACTGTCGGACTATCGGCAGCTGTTGTACGATTCCGGCGTGTGCGTGCAATAAAAGAAGCTCAGCGTCCACATACCGCGACGGGAAACAAAAAAGGGTCCCGTCCGAACACAGTCGGACGGAACCCAAGGAACCAACAATCAGCATTTCCGTTTTCACCAAAATGAGGTTCCACGCACAGTGTAGCGCGGATCCTTGGAAAGAGACGACCATGGCCAGAGCGTTCGTAGACGACAGATGGCTCAAAAACGACGAGGACGGCAACCCGCCCAGCAGGGCCGCGAAACAGTCGCTGGCCAATGCGAAGGATCCGATGAAAGCCAATGTGCCCGGCAAATGGCGGTCCGCGCTGTACGGCCAAGGCTCACGGTGGAGATGCCGCTGGTACACGCTTCGAGACGGCAAACGCGTCCAGAAATCACGGAACTTCGCCAAGCTCCGTGACGCTGAGGAATACGCAGCGGCCATCGAGGACGACATCAGACGCGGCAAATACCGCGACCCGCAGCAGGAACTACGCATCTTCCGGGACGTTGCCTCCGAATGGACGGACGGCAAGATGGATATCAAACAGGGCACTTTGGGCAGATACCGCCGCGAATTGCGCGTTTATATCAACCCCAAGTGGGGCGATCGCACACTGAGGGAAATCCAACGCGACGAACTGCAACAGTGGGTCACGCAGCTCACCGAAGGCGGGTATCCCGCCGAACTGCAGGACGATCGCGAATCGAAGCCATTGAGTCCACGCAGCATCCGCAACATCGTCAAGGTCGTCATGGGCGGTGTCATGGAATTCGCTTTGGAGCACGGCTGGATCGGAGAGAACCCCATTGAAAAGGTCACCGTGCCGCGCATCACGCAATCCGATGACGACATGGTGTTCCTTACCGTCGAGGAGGTGGAGTTGCTGGCCGGCATGGCCGAACGGGCAGGACGGCCGGTAGACGGGCTGATCGTCCGCTGGCAGGCATACACCGGTGCCCGCATTGGCGAGACGCTGGCACTCAAATGCGGCGACGTGGATGTGGAATCACGCAGGGCGCGCATCCGCCGCACTTGGACCGACGACGGCAAAGGCAGGCTTGTGCTGGGCACGCCGAAGAACGGCAAACCGCGCAGCATCGCCATACCCAGATTCCTCATACCGTCCATCGAACGGCAGATGGAGGGCATGGGCGACGACGACTGGCTGTTCCGCGCGGCAAGAGGCGGGAACCTGTGGACGAACACGTGGCGGACGCGTGTCTGGCGAAAGGCCGTCCGACTGGCCGGCATGGAGGACGAGGGCGTGACCATCCATAGTTTGAGGCATAGCTATGCGAGCTTTGCGATTGCTCAAGGCGCGGATGTGAAGACCCTACAGATGCAGCTCGGCCACTCCTCACCCAGCATCACGCTGAACACATACACGGCTCTCTGGCCGGAACGATTGGACGATGTGGCGGACGCGATTGGCGAGCTGCGCGCTGAACAGTTGAAGACCGTCTAGACGCGGAGGTTGCGCGGTCATCGTGTCGAATCGTGTCGATAGCCTACGGCCAAGAAAAAATAAAGCCTTGGAAACGTAATGTTTCCAAGGGCTTCGGTCGGGCTGACAGGATTTGAACCTGCGACATTCTGCTCCCAAAGCAGACGCGCTACCAAACTGCGCTACAGCCCGTTCACGTTCACACCCCGCGAATCCGCCTCACGGAATCGCATCAAGTGAACACGAGTTTCTATTATAGCGTATGGTTGGACAACGACAGGCTTACAATAGCATTTCGGAAGGGAGAGTGGCATGGGACGTCACCAGCAGGCCGAATCGTCAGGCATCATCTCCTTTGTGACATGCGCCGTTATCGCCTGGTTCGTCATGAACGCATACATGCAGTTCGCCCCGGCCATCTGGCGTGTCACGCAGCGTCTGTTCACCGTCTGCGCGGGAATCGTGGCAGGATGCGGAGTCGTTTCATTCAGTTTGGGTTACGCACGAAAATCACGTTCGCTGACACTCAAACATGGTTGGGCTATTCCGGTCCGTCGTATTTTCGAGATCCTCGCGCTTTCCATGGTGTATGCTTCGACACATCGTTCATGATGTTGTCCATCGTCAACAACATGATGGGCATCCGCACGCTGAAAGGCTATCTGCCGATCCTATGCGCGGCCATCGCAGGCGTTGTAGGCTATATCACTTTCGTGCAGGCGGAACTTATGAATGCCAAAACGATCGCTTCCCTACTGCCGTTTTTCGTGGTGTCTGGCGTGAGTATCGCAGGATTGACGTCCGACGATCCGTACTGGTACAACAATAATTTCTCTCAATTGGGCGACCGTACGACGTTCGCCGCGCGTATGTTCAATTCGACGCTGACGCTCGCGGGCATCTGCATTGTGATCATCAGCTATTTCGCCGTTTCCGAGCTCATCACCACGTATCGTCTGCAATTGCAGTATCTGGATTCCAATGCCATCAATGAGACGCCGAAGCATTTTCGTACGAGGATTCTGCTGCTGTCAATCATGTTGACGTTGGCCGGCATCGCTTTCGTAGGTATCGGCATGTTCCGTTACACGCCGCATCCGATTTTGCACAACGTGTTCGCCCGCGGCCTACCATGTTTGATGAGCGTGCTGATGATTGCCCTGCCTTGGCTTGCCCCGCAACTCTCAAAGGTCGTATACGTGGTTTCCGATCTTGCGATTGCGATTGGGGCTTATGCCGGATTCCAATGGCTGAGCGGGCATAACACGCTGACGAATGTGGAGGCGTTGGCCGGCATGATGTTCCTTGGCTGGTTCATCATTTTCTCGCGTCAAATCGCCGCCATCGAAGCGGATCGCGTGCAGACGCAGCTGATACTGGCGCAATC